TAGAATCAAAGGGTATTGAAACTCTTTAACCTCGCTTGCTAGCTGCGCTGTTGGCCAAGGGTATTTCTCCTCAATAGCCGCGCTTTCAACTGTGTCAGTTCCGCCGCCAGTCCTCACCCATAAGTCGTGTAGAAACCGCTCAAGCTCCTCAAAGTACACGCGCACATTGAAATCTTGCTGCAGCTCTTTGGGTATCTGTTGTAAACGCGGATCTACATCAGCCATTAGTAGCCACTCTTCTTGACGCCAATAGATGCGCCAAACATAGATAAGAATACAGGATCGCTACAGCGTATTTTTATGAACGCATCATAGAAGCTTTCGCAGTGATCCCAGCGCGCCTTGATACGCCCTTCGCCTTGTCTGCCGATAAGAACATCATCTTCATTAGACCAGCTTTTACCGCCATCGAAAGACGCGCTAAGCATAAGTTGTGGGTTTTCGCCCTGGCCAGTGATCAAGCCTGTACCCATCTGCATGACGATATCAACGTAAGACATTAGCAGCCGTTCGCCCGTCATCCCAAGCGCTACGCCGTTGACGGGGCCGAATACGCGCTCTTGTATCTTCACGCTTCCATTATCGTCATACGCGGTAAGGCTAAGCTCCAACACGTTGCCCGTAGCTTTATCAGCAATCAATCGCTTACCGTAACATTCAATATACTCATCGCCAATGTAACGTAATTCGTCAGCACCTGTTGATAGGCTAAACCATGAGCTTGATTGTTCATTAAAAGCGAACGTCTTTTCTGCACTAGGGAAGGTAAGAACATAAAAGCTCTGACCTTCGATATGATAAATAGACGCAATCGCTTCACTAGCATCACCAATAAGATCGATCTGGTGCGAGATGGCTATACTGGTCACGTTCTGAGGCTGGTGTGAACTGAAGCGATACACGCGCCGATCGTCACCCAAGAAATAACAGTAGTCATCCGTAGCGGCCACGCTATGAATCGCAGCAAGGCCCACATTCATGGTTCCGCCGTTTACACGCGCGAAAGGTGGATTTCCTGCGCCTGAGTTGTACCAAGTTTCTATCGTGCGTTCACCAAAGATATACACCCTTTCACGAAACGCAAACACGCGTATCGTATCGTCTGGCGCGCTCTCAGCTGTGGCGAAGTTGTTAGGCTGGATAGAGTCAGGGTCGCCAACATCAGCGACCTGGAAGCGTCCACCGTTGCCGTCAAAGATCATTTGCTGATTAAGGTACGTTACACTATTGGCGCTTTCATAGTCACTGTCGCCAATAGTCGTAAGCGTTGAGCCTGTCAGCTGATAGCCAGTGCCGCCAGTTGTGATAATCAAATTCGTACCATCATTAGCGAATACGCAACGATTAGTACCTGATATAGTGCCCAAGCTTGTCACTACGCTAGCGCTATCAATCTTATATAGCGTATTGCCGCCGACCTTATAAAGCTCGTTCTTGAATACTGTCATTCCTCGATTATCGCCACTAACGGTAGCGAAAGGAATACAACCAGGCCATGAAGTTAGCGAAGACTCAGCCGCACCCGTTAGCTCAGCTTGGGGTATCAGGTTCATAGTCTTCTGAACGCTGAACGCCTCGCTTCTGTGCTCGTAGGTCTGGCCTACAATTTGAAGCGGTACGTTTTTATAACTTGATAGACTCAAGGGGTGTAGCCCTCTTTTCTAATGCGTGGCGCAGGGCCGTATCGACCAGCCTGATCTGTAGCGTTTGCGCCTTGAATAGCCTGAATGAACTTGCTGTAGTAATATTCGGCCACATCTTGCTCCATAAAATCCTGAAACAGCGCCCACAATGAGCCAAACAAATAAATATTTGGGTAATCGCTCAATATTGTGTTTGTGGTATTTGAATCACTAAGTCCTGCTAGCTTGTTAACGTACTGCATTTCGATGGTGTACGCTTGATCGGGCACGGAGTCGAATTCAAGCTGTGTGGTGACAGTGAAAAAACGAGGAATAGTAACAAGGCCTGATAGTGGCATTTGCTCGGGGCTGTAATAGCTGATATCTGTATCGCCACCACCGCCGTATGGGTCGTTAAGCTTCAGTCTGCGCATCTGCAGGAACAAATCAGGCAGCTCTAGAAAACGGCTTGAAGTGCTCGCGCTTGCCGTTGCTCTCGCCTCCATAGCGCGAACTCTTAGCGGCGCACTGGGATTATTATAGAATTCAGACTCACACTGATTAATATAATCAGCCAAATCATCTTCTGATATATCATTGCGCTTCGATCTGCGCTTAATAGATGCTTTAAGGTTTGAAAAGTTGTCTAACGGCATATAGCACCTATTTGGAATTTTAGAAAATAAGGGCCGAAGCCCTTATTCTTAGTCGAACTGCTTTTTAGCTTTGTAACTCTTAGCTTTCTTGGCTGGCTTAGCAATCTCTTGCTTCACCATCCAGACAGAAGAGAATTGACTCTCTTCTATACTAAGCTCTTCGCCTTCATTAACCAAACGGTTAAATATAAAGCCCTTGCAGCCCTTCTTTACATTAACAAGCATAACTAGCTCCTATTATACAATAGTGTAGCCGTTAGCGTAATTAACATAGCCATCAACCTGCGCCAGTGGCATAAGCTGAGCATCGACCGTTACTGTCGGAGTAGTGCCGCCAAGGGTGTAAACCACTTGTAGGTAGCGCTCGTTAGAAAAGCCGATAGGCAATACAACTTTATCACCAGCCGTTAGGCTTGCAGCTGCAACGGTTTGATCTGCAATAACAGTGGCAGAAGAAAGCGCTTCAACGCTGTCTGTTTCTACCTGGAACTGGTAAGTTTCATTACCTGTTGTAATATCAGCTGCAACACCGACAGTAATCACTACCGCCATCGCCTCACCAATACCAATATCGCGATCAACACCTAAATCGACTACGTTCGTGCTATCAGCTGTTGCTGTTAGCGCTTGCGCGTCTGAAAACTTTAACAAAGAATCGATATACATAATGATCTCCTTAAGATACTAGCGCTTCAGCGTTGATGATAGCGTCATTAAGACGAACAGGAACACCCAAGAACTTAATCTCTTGAATTGATTGACCAAACTGGTTGATTGCTGGTTCTACAGTAACAGCGCTTGAACTCTTCTCAAGACCAATAAGGCGCAAGTGAGAAAGAACAGTGCGGTTAGCATAGAAGCAAGGCTTAATACCTGCAGTTGTTGGCAATCGGTCAATTGCGCGGCTCATTAGCTTAATGATGCTAGTAGAAGCTGTAATAGCCTGCGTACCAGTAAGGCCAGCTAGATCTGACACGTCAATGTTAGGGATACGTGCAACATAGCGCCAATCTTTAACAACAAGACCCGCTTTTAGCTTGTACAAATCCATATAAGCGCGGAATCGATCATTGTTACTATCGAAAGCATCGCCCAGACCAAGATCTTCGTGCGTAATACCTACTTTAGAGCCTTTAGGGAATACACCGAAAGTAGACTTAGCGCCCCAACCAACTAAAAAGATAGAGGTATTATCAGAACCAGAACCGCCAGCCAACAAGATGTTTTCGCCGTTAGCAGCTGAAGTGTCAGAGTAACGAGGCGCGAAACCGACAAACTCTTCAGGGTTTGCAGCTGTGCCGTAGATCAAAGTTTCTGCAAACTTTTGGCTCATCGCTTCCATGAAAGCTTCAGCTTCAGAAAGACGGTAAGTGCTAGTATTGCCGTTAAGCTCTGCTTCGTCTTGGTCAATCTGCGAACGCGCCTCTAGTAGAGATGCGTTTTCAGTAACCTGCGCAGTAGTAGATTTGCTGTTTGGCGTACCTTGGTTGGTTAAGCGGTAATAAACCGTAGGTAAACCGGTACGAATAGAAGTTTGCTCACCAGTTGGCAAGTTGCCTTCTTTCATCAAAATGTCATCGACCATTGAGTTAGTTTGTGATAACAACTCAGCGATGTATGCGGTCTTTCCATCTGGATCAACACGCTTGGCCCAATCGACCATAGTTAGTAGGTTTGCAGCTAAAGTAGCCATATATCAATACTCCTAAGTACCGTAAAAGATGTTTTCTAGCGACCGTTTTTGACCAGGCTTAGACTTCTTGCCCTTGATTGTCTTCGGCGCTTTGCGTTTAAGTTTTGCTTCTGGCTTCGCGTTCTTGATCTCATGGTATTTTGCCGCCTCAATAAGTGCGATAAAAGTTTGCGGATCAGTAATAGCAGCAATGCTTTTAGCTGTATGCCCAATCGAAACCGCGTAATCATACGCTTTTTTCTGATCAGCTTGGGCCGCTTTGTCATTGCCTTGCCAGTCTTTGAAGTGATCAAACACAGCTTGGTTGGTTTCTTCTAAAACTTTACCGTCAACTTTAGACTTAGCACCGTTCGCTTGTTTGCGTAGTTGCTCAATCTTCTTTCGGCGGTCTTTGAATTTAGCTTCAACCTTTCTCATTTCACTATTGCTAATGAAATCGTCCCAGTCTACGTTATTCTCATCTTCATCAAGAAAGGCTTCAAGGGTGTTGGCTTGCTCTAATACGCTGTCAATTTCTGACATTCGCGTTTTTAGTTCTGCCGTTTCCGCTTGTCGCTTTCTTGTATAGTCAGCATGTAGCAGTTGATTTTTCTTTAGCTCTTTGAACTCATCTAAAGTTATTTTCTCATCACCGACAAGAAAGGCTTCGTCTTCGCTCTCATCTTCCTCAGAATCATCTTCTGAACCGTCTAACTCTTCGCCATCTTCGGCGGGGTCGGTTGACTCGTCTAATTCTTCAGTTATCTCTTCGAGGTCATCAGTATTAGCTTCGTCTGCGCTAAGTTCACTAGGAGTATTTAGCATAATTAACCTTTAGTAAATTTTTGTTTAAACTTCTCGTACTTTGATAGATCATCCTTGGCTATTTTCCCATTATTGACAATCTCTGTCAAAGTTTGATCTAGCCACGCGATTGTTTGCAATTTGCGCCACACTTCTCGGCGCTCATCATCATCTTTAAAGCCTGTATTCTCAAACTTGAACATTAAATCTGCTTTCATTTGAATGAAAGCCTTTTCTGCTATTAGCTTCTCTTGATACGTGTACGCATTGCGCCCGTCTTCATAAACATCTAACAGCTGCTTTTCTTTGTCACTCATGCTTCCCCCTTTTTGATATTAGATTATATCGAGACCAGCTAGCGCCGCCCGCTTAAATCTTTCTTGCCTTGAGTCATCATACCCGAAGTTCATAAGATAATCAGCCACGCCCTCTAGAGGTTTGCCAACTAATGGGAATTCTAGATTATGTAGCGCCTGGCCGAAATCATGGACAATATTAGGCACAAGCTGAGAAGGCGCTTCAATCCCTCCGACACTGGCGCGCAAATGGCTAGGTAGCTTCTGCTGATCTATCATTGGCGCCGTTGCTACTGTAAAGCTTGGCAGACTCCTTAGCGAATCATCTAGCAGTATGTTATTAGCTATCATCCTTTGTGCTTGCGCCTCTTCTGGCGATAATGCCGCTAAGCCTACCGCTCCACCAGCGCCACCGTATTTTATAATCTGTTCGCTTCTTGGCACGTCTTCAGTTTTCCAAGGAGGTGTGCCCCTGCGCTCTGCTGGTGTCATTCCTAGACGGGCCTGTACGTTTCTTGCTTCTACTTCGCCTGCTAGGGCCTTGTATTGATCTAGCGGGGTAAGTTTGTCAAATTCCTTTTGTTTTTGCTCTATACCTCTAAAGGCTCTTAGTTCTTCAGAACTCTTATCAAGAGACCGTTTTGCCTTATTGTATAATGATTTGTTTTTCTTTGGATCTAATATTGCCGCATTTATGGCGTCCATTTCGTGGTGTGGCACACCTTCTAGGTTTTTGTTTTTTATATATGCCGCCGCGCTTTGAAGCCATCCATTTTGACCTTTTGCTTTTGTTTTTGGCATCGCTCCGAACTTGCTTCTTATTTCGTCGCTGTAACCATAGAAATCAGAAAGCCCAGTAATGCTTGACGGCCTTATATTTTCTGCCCTGCTTAGCTGATCTAGCCTAGCTATATAATCAGCCTTACCATATCGACCCATATACCAAAGCGCATCTTTTGCTTGATTGTATCCCTTGTATATCGGCATTTTTTCTCTATCAAAATGCTCTCTAGCCGCCCTGCTGGCTGTATCTGGGCTGCCGCCCTTAGCAAAACCTTCTCTCTGCTGTATTGCGTGTTGTACTTCATGAAGCATTGAAGACCCTTTATCATATTCGTCCCTCCCAATACGTATAGAGTCTTCTGAAGGCGTATATGCCGCACCTCTATTTGATTGCCATGAGTTACGGAATTGAGTATTAATCCCTTTTAATGACGGGTCAGCGCCCAATAGTTCAGGGTGGTCTAAAACTGTTTCTAGTGGATAATCTGATTTTGTTGTATCGGATATCATGGCATCAGCACGCTTCAGCTCTAGCGCCCTGTATTCTTCTGGCGTTCCTTTGAAGTCCATTAGCTCCATTTCAAACCCTAATTCTTCAACGCCCGCGTCTTCGATATGATTTCTTATATCGTTTGCGTCTTGAAGCTGTCTGCCTGAAGCTTGAGTTGGCATGTTTAGCCGCGACATGTCATCACTAACCTCAAATCTCCACTTATTATCAGCACCTTTACCCCAGCCCGTCTTATTCCATATCTCATCAGGGCCAATGCCAGCATTTTCCATCTTGTTAGCCATGCCTAACATATCTAGCGCGGCTTTCTTTGCGCCTTGGCCCAAGAATGAAGCCTCTGCCTCTTCTGGTGTTAGGGCTGCCGCCCCCGCCGTTGCTGCGACTGCTAGCTTTGGCGATGCCGCCAGAAGCCTTTCAAGCTCATTCTTTAGTCTGTACTCCTTTAGCCCTTTGGCTGTCAAAAGCTCGCTTTTAATACCTGCTATTTTATCTGCTACGCTTTTATCAGGAATAATCCCGACAGGTATCCTATCAATCCCGGCTATTTTAGCCGCCATAGCTCTATTTCTGCCATCTTGTGACCCTGCTGCATAATCTATATAAGGTAGCGGGAACTCATCACCCCTTAACATGTCGCTCGCATACTTGCTTCTAGTTTCCGCTCCTCTTGCGTTAGACCCCATCCACGAGTTGAAATTACCACCTAAAGAGCCGTCCGTAACATTAAAGGCTTCTGCTAGGTATTCATCTGGGGTCATACTCACAATTTCTTTTATGTTGCTGTCAATGGATTTATCGCCCGTTGTCGCCTTAAAACCTCTTTTACCCTCCTCAACCTGCCCCCAGTTACCCTTTATCGCCTTTTCAATATCAGGCATTGAGGTGCCAGAAGGGAATTCTAGCGCCTTGTTCAAACCTTTTATTAAAACCTTGATCTTAGGCACTTGTTAAGCCTCCGGTTTCTGGGTCATAGATTAGCGTGGTCGTTGTGTCTGGTAGCTCGTCTGTTAACTCTGACTTGTATTGTAATTCTAATTCATTCATTTTGGCTATCATATCGGCGTTAAACTGTCGTTGATCTTCAGCAAGTTTAGCGTTGAATTGGTTTTGATCCTGTAAGATCTTGGCCATATCCAGCTCGTTCTTCTGCTGATTGCTCTGCTCTTTGATCTGCGTATTTAGCAAGCTTGCTTGCGCCTTCACTTGTTCAGCTTGGGCTAACGGGTTCTGCTGCTCAAGCTGAATCTTGGCCTGCTCTGCGAACTGCAATACCTGCTCGTATTGAGCCATAAGCGTTTCTTCTGGTATCTCTGGGTTATTAAAATACTGGCTAGTATCACGCTGCCCCATCGACTTTACGACGCGATCAAGCATGTTATATATTTTAACGTCATCCGTTAGCTGTGAGCCGTTCGCCTTGAGCTGTTGAGATAACGTTAGCAAGCTGCCCATGTTCGCCATTATCTCATCATCGCTTGCGCCAATGCCGACATTCGATACCGCTTGATGATCGTAACGCCACATAGACGGATTGACTTCCATCTCCTTACCCAGCACCTTAATTTCCATCTTAGAGTCTTGGAAGTGCGTTAGCGTCCAAGCTATGCCCTCATAGAGCTTCTTAAGGCCGGTCTCAGCAAATACACGCATCACAAGCTCAGTCTTTGCAGCGCCTTCATCTTGAACGCCAGTGAATCGCGTAGCAGTTTCGTCTTGTAGCGTGTCGGAGCTTAGCCCCTGAGAGGCCATGAGCGTTCCTGTACGCTGCGACCTTGCAAAATCCATGTACTGAATAACTTGAAGCGTCTTGTCTGCCACGTATGGCGTCTCTAGCGCTGCAACTGCTTGCCGCACATCACCCTTAGTTCGTATGATGCCATTAGAGCGCTGAGTTAGCACATCATCTACATTGGTGTTAGTGGTATTAACAACCGTTCTGCCACTATTGACGCGGTAAGTGTTGTCCACCATTCCTCGCACTAACGCGGTCTTGACATCTTGCGTCTTAAGTGTAATCTCTGCGCGCGACTTGCCTATTGCCTCATCAGGCATAAGGATGGCAGACCATAGCGCGTAATTGACATGATCAAACGGCTCATCCTCTAGCAGCGTTGTTCCTGAGTAGATAACCTTCCTGCGCTCAGCTATGCCGTCACCATCTCTATCGATCTTCACGCACCTGGAGCTAACAAGAACTAGCTCACTCGCAGGGTCGTTAACGTCTGAATAGTAATTCTCAGAGGTGTCACTAGTGCGTTGAGTTGAGGCCGTTAAACTCATAACAGTTTCTTTGTCAAAGCCTGCGCTAATTAAATCGCTCTTACTAACCAGCTCGTCATCACCAATAAGCTCCGCGTCATCCTCGCACGTAGCGTTTCGGCTAATAACGAAATTATCGGTAGGTATAGACACTATTTTAACGAACTTAGTAACTGTTTTTATCTTGAATTCTAGGTTGACGCCATCGTCATCCGTTTCATCTTTCGCCAACTCAATATCTGTATCGTCTCGCTGATCATCCTCAAGCATCACCAGCTTAATGTTAGCCGCCTCTGCCTGCGATAATCCTGAGTATTTGCGCTCTAGAACTTTTTCGTCTTCGCACCAGTCATAACGAACAACGGCAAACTTTTTAATCTCGCCCGTCTTTATCCATGTGTGCATCAACCTGAAGTAGCTTGGCTGGTGCTTTATTACCCAATCAACCAAGGCTGTTTTGTCTTTGGCTTCTTGCGCTTCACGCGGATTAGCTGTATCAGGCTGAAACTCTAGAACCTGCGAAGAACCCAAGAACGTTCTGACATGGCTGGGCATATCGGCCTCCACCACGTCTTGAATGTCGGTAGATTGCACCGTTGAATGCCCTTCAACCTCATTCCAAGGGTCTGAGTTGTAACGGCTCATTACCTCGTCGTTAGTGTGCTTTAGCTCGTAAGCATACGCCTTAGCATCACTATCAGCGGCAATAATTTTGCCTATGTAATCCGCTTCATTCATCATAGTCATATAATCATTGCCTTCGGGTAGTTTAGTTCTTCCCATTCGTTAACTTGAGGGATATATAGTGACATCATTAGCGCATCTGCCATGTTTGGCGATTGAATCTTGAGCGTCTTCATGTCGTTCTTGCTCATAATCTGATATAAACCACGGTTATTAGGTTTGCGCGGTATTCTACACACCTCAGCCTTCAATCTGTCAATGTCTTCAATGCCGTCAGTGTCTAATGATATCATATCGGCGGGATCAACATACTCGCCTTTAATTACACACCTGTACGTATTATAAAACTTTTGCGCCAGCTGCATATAATACTGTGAACGGTTATTTAAAAAGGTCTCTGAATAGGTCTTTTGGTTATCGTCCTTTTCGTCAATCTCCTGCCATACAAAGTCAGCATTGTCTTGACCTGCGCCAGATAGCGAGCCTTTGAACATGTGATAATCGACACGCTTACCCTTGAACGCGTCAGAAACTTGACGCTTTAAGCCTGTTCCGCACCCGTCACCATCCCACACGAACCAGTCAGCGCCGTCCTGTATAGCCTTGCCTGTCGCCCAGTCGCAACCCTCATCAATCTCACCAGTGTCTTTGCACTCGATGCGCTTAATTATAGAGCCATGCCTTAGCGCGTACCCTTTGGCGTCGTTGCCGGTGTCGCTCGGGTCGTGCGCAGCCACAATAGCGCCCTTTGGTTCAAAGGCTTTCTCAAGGTGCGGTAGTTTGTGCGCATTTAATGCAGCCTCAAACCACTCAACTTTGATAATGCTATTCTCAACACTGTCATTCGTCTCACCTAGCCAGATGTGATTATACTCCGCTCTAGATTTAGTCTCTTTATGCTTGAGCCGCAACAACTCCAAGTTTTTAGGGAAGAACGGATTGTCACAATAATTTGTTTTGATGATCATGTGTAGATCATCTTCATAATATCCGTTTTTACTAAGTTCATGCTCGAACGGCTTTATGAATTCCTGGTAAACAGGGTCAGCGCTTGATTCAGGGTTGAACGTTAACCATAGCTCAGCGTCTTCTTTACGCAGCGTTGGTATCAATAAGTCTAAAGAGCGCTTGCTTAACGTGGCTGCTTCCTCAACCCAGAAGTATTTGAAGCCGTGCATTGACTTCACACTTTCAGGGTTTCGAGCTAAGCCCTTATAGCTAATCAATCCGCCGCTATCTATCTCTATGTGATTGCGGCCAACGCTAAAGCCGCTAAGCCCTAGCCGTTGAATCTCTTCTTCAAATAATGCGTGAACAGAATCATCTATTGAGTTCATCATTTCACGCATTCCGCTAGCCTTTGAGCCTTCTGTTTGACATTTCATTAGCAGAAGATCGGCTACGGTCATGCTCTTTCCTGAGCCTCTGCCGCCGTAAATAACCTTAAATTTCTTAGGCTTTAGTAGCGGCTGCAGTTTCTCAGGTATCTGTAGGCGTGGCACCAATAACCTCGATTGTAAACTTGTTATCAGTCTTTATGTCGCCACCGACCTCACCAGTTATTTCTACTTGCTTCAAATCGGGCAGAAACTTCTTAATCAGTGCGAGCTTAGTATCAATAATAAGCTTATTTTTCTGCAGCTCGATAGCATCTATCTGCGCAGCTTCCATCATGTTATCCAATATCTTATTGATATGTGATATATGGCTCTGGCTAGATAGCTTTTGTCGCAAATCTGCGCGCTGCTTCTTCTGCACTTCTCTTGGGCGGCGTATATCGCCACCAGGTCTCTTTTTTTCTGTCATAACTGCTCCTTATACCAGTTCTTTCGAGTATTGGTTGCCCTTTGACGCTTCACAGCGTGTCGGGGCTGCTAGTTTAGCCATGCTAGCGGCAGATGGATCACCTCCTTTCGTTGGTTCTCGATCTAATCCTCGTCGGGGGATGTTCTTTACGCGATAGTAAACGAGCTAGTCGTGAAATCTATCGTCAACGTCTCGCCACTGGCCAGCGTTAAATCTGAGCCGTAGTCATACCAACAAACTAGCGGATCTGCTGGCGAGGTTGGCGTGTTGTTATAAATAACAACATAGCGAAACGTAGCCACTGCGCCAGATGCCGTAAGCACTAGATCAGGCCATAACTGTGTGAATGTACCTGACGTTTGCGCGCTAGTCGTTGGAGCGCCAAGCGTTCTCGATGATAAGTTCGCATAACTGATCTCTGTAAGGTTCGCCAATACTGTATTTGTTGCAACCGGCGCATTAGCTGCAGCTGTTAGCGCAACCGTGAAAGTATCAGAAGACATATCATGCACTTTGTGCGAAAGGTCTTCTACAAACTGATTAAATTTATTGTACGTAGCGATAATAGTCTCCTATTGCGGTGTTGCCGCTCTATTGTATATTCCAAATCGTTGTTGAATCTGCTTGATCCGTCCACGTTGTCACGCTATCAGTCTGAACAGTCCAAACCTGACCACTCGCTTTAAGTGTAGCGTTGTTACCATTATACACAAAACTTCCAGACTCGGCAGTTAGTCGAATAGTAGTCGAAAATGTAACATCAGTCCCAGCATAGCTATATGACCCGCTTTCAGCTGTTAAACCGTAACCCGTTGCGAAATCAACAGCCGCGCCAGTGTAACTATACGCCCCACTATCCGCGCCAAGTGTGGCAGCTCGTAACAGATCAGCATTAGTTCCGCTAACTGAATACGCGCCAGTCAATGCCGTTAGCGTAAAGCTACCAGCGCTCGCGAACGTTAGCGCCGCTGCTGTGCCCGTGTACGTGTAAGCGCCTGTATCTGCGCTTAGTGTGCCGTCTCTGGTTAGGCTTGCTGGTGTGCCTGTATACGTATAGCTTCCAGTAGACGCCGCTAATATCTTATCAGCTAATAGAGTGGCAGCAGCACCCGTATATGTGTAACTGCCTGAGTCAGCCTGCAGCCCGTAACCCGTGATAAGGCTGGCATCTGTGCCCGTATAAGCGTACGAACCTGAAGCGCCAGTTAATAGCGCGCCAAGTATAAGGCTGCTGGCTGTACCTGTGACTGAGTAAGAGCCCGAGTCAGCTGTTAGGGTGAATGCTCCGCCTGTTGTGTACTCGCTCGCTCCAATATCCGGAGACGGGCTGGTCGTTGATCTCGTGTTGCCTGCAATATCTAAGCTAAAGTCTTGTCTAGAATCTGGTTCACTGCCGACTCGATTTGTGGCGTTACCGTATGCTTTGTTCCCTGCTGCATCATCAAGAAGTAGGAAGTCTTCGCTTCCCGCCGTTAAACTATTGACAACAAAATAACTGCCCGTTGATTGGGTTGTGTCAGAAGTTGTTAAATTTTGCTGTGCGTTTGTTGTAATGCCGACTGTAGTTAGTGAGCCATCTGAGTCAGCGTTATGCGAACCGGCCCAAGTGGACGGGCTACCCAAATAAGAAAGGTAATCCCTGCCGCCTACCGCGTCAAGCGAAGCCGTATTGTATATATTTAGCGTACACCCGCCGCCCGCATCCCTCGATACGATGCTCCCTTCGTCAGTGCCACCGTTGCCGCAACCTATAAGCGTGCAGTTGTCAATGTTTACAGTCTGCGTAGCGCCGCCGCTGTATTCTTGAAGATGGATGCCGCCCCGCTTCCATCCGTATAAAATGCAGTTGTCTATAGAATATGATGCATTCCAGTTTCCAGTGTAAACGCCATCAGTATCACCTGCCGCACTATCAGTCCAGATAATACATTTACTTATGAGTACATCATCTATATTTCCGGTGATGCGTACCCCTTCGTCTGACCCGCCCGCAGAGTCTTGCTGTATCTCTAAGTGCTCTATGACTGTGTAGTCTTGAGATACAGTGAAGACGTGAGAGCCGTTACTAGAGCCGCGAACTCTAGCGTGACCCGTACCAGCTACACCGCTGTGTCTGTTGGCTTCTGCCACTGTAATCTTGAGGTAGGCTGTTGCGGATACAGTCCCAGCAATGCCCGAGATAGAGACATTTTCGTTATATTCGGAATTGTCTTCAATACTAATAGTACCAATGCCATCGGTATCAAAGTCATGATTAGACTGGAACCAAGAGACAGCACTACTTATAGTAGTGTGGTCTTTCCCCGCAGCTCCAACCGTTCTAGTATTAGCCATAGGTGTTAGCGGCCTTAGTTGTGAATAGGTCGTTGCCCTCTCTATTCGTCAACGCCGAATCAATCTCTTCATCTGTTACGAAATGATCCGCTATGCTAGTGAAGTGCCACTTATTTTGACCTGTATAAATCCATTTATCAGACTCGTCGGGCGCGTTGTATTCAGGGTCGCCATAAACAGCCGGACGCCGATCTTTCTCCATCAACTGCTTAGCTTTGGCTAGCGTAACACCTGAAAGCTCAATAACAGTAGTGTGAGAGTCAGCTATCTCAGAGTCAGAAAACTCTTTATCGTCATCTATTACAGCAATCACATCACCCTTCTTATACAAAGCTGTTGATGACTGCTTTCTCCATACTAATAATTTAGGCATTAATCAATCACTCTTACTGTTAATTCGATTCGCACAGGCTTAGATTGCTGCAGCTCGTCCACGCTCACTGTCGCTGGGGTTGATAGATCGCCCTCTATACCACTTTCTATCGTGCTTATTTGAAACGTGTAATTGCCTGCCGCAACTTCAGATAATTGAAAATCAGTAGCATCTGCTGGAACTTCGACAACGTCTTGAACAACATTATCAATAGTTGTGTAAAGATTGAATCTATCAATGCTTTCAATTTGACTACCATCTTCGCGCTCCGTTGGTGCCGTCCAGTTAAGTACAATGTCGGTGGCATAAGCGCCACTAGCAAAGCCCCAAATAACAAAAGCAGTTAATAGTTGTTTCATTTGCACAGCTCCGAATAGTAAGCATTGTTCAAGTTGATCTGGTCAATAACAGGCTGAGGCGCATCAAGATAGTTTCGCACCGGCTCATATACAGCGCAGTACGTGTTAATCGTTGAAGTCGTCCTGCACCCGCTTAACATAATCAGGATCACTAGCAAGCCTATCACGCGTTTCACGTTTAACATCTATCACCCCACTCCACTCGTCTAGTTCTTCTCGGGCCGCTTCTCGTCTAGCTGCGCTACCGGCCAAACCAGCAACGAACCAAATG